ATAAGTAGAACCTACGTGTACTACTTCATTGCTACCTTCACATGCTTGTTGAGCATAAAGGCGAGATACATACTTAGGGTTGATCATTTTAGACTTGTTAGTCTCTGTGTATCCTCCGTGGAAAGGACCATTTTTGTCATTGCTATAAATTGCTGAACCAGCAACATATACATTACAACAAGAATCTGTAAGATTATCAGGTCTTAATGAAACATTAGTATTAGGATCAAAGAATCCAATATAACCTGATTGTGTTGCTCCGCCAATTGCCTCAGCTTGTGTTGAAATATCATTAAGCACATAAGTAGGCAAGCTGTTAGTTGTAAGAACTGGGCCTGTTGTAACAGCTGGTGTAGTTGATCCATCCAACAAAGTTACAGTACCTGAAAAATCAATTCCTGTTGCTAGAAAAGCTTTACGGAACGCATGATTAAAATAAGCCATTATTTTTTGTTTTTAGTTAATAATAATATATATAATATAGAAAATTGATTTATAAATTCCAACTTTATTTTAAGAAAAGTAATTTATATTTAGCTGAATTAACAGCATCTTTTACAAGATCTAGGTTATTTACAATTTCTGAGTAAGGCATCATTCCTTGTAATTTATTTACCATGGCATAGATATCTCTTAAATAATTAATAGCATCTGCTGTTGAATCAAGTGTTCTTGGAGATATTTCTTTGTAAGTCAATAGTTTTTCAGTTACCCCTTGATATCCCTCTACTAAAGTATCAGCCAAGTCAGGAATAGCATCATACAAACTATTAAGGGCTTTATGTGCAGCATAAGAACCTTCACCAGTAACTCTTAAATGCAGTTTGTGAAAACTTATTTGTGCATTCATAAGTTCAGTAATACATGCAGACATCATAGTATCTAAAGAACTGCCACCTACTCCCGTGTCTTTTGTAGGTTCTGGTTTTGCCGGAGCTGGCGCTGGTCTTTGTATTTTAGCGGCAGGGCTTGGATTTCTTTTAAGCATTCTTTTTTCCATGACTATTAGTTATTTCTTTCTGCTGATTGACTACCTCTGCTGAATTGGTTTCCAGATTCAATATCTCCAGCCAATATACTAGCAGCTTCATCTATTATTAATTCTATGATATCATCTTTAAATTCTGATTCTACATCTTGTGTAGACTCAACATTTGTATATGGATCTACGCATCCTAAGATTTGTATATCTCTTGGTTGTCTATAATACACTAAGTCTGCTTCTTCTATATCAAAGTCATTATTAGTATATATGTTAACTTTATTATCTTTTAAAGTAGCAAATGTTTCAGCCCAGTCAAAGTCTGGTCTTTTAGAAATATCTCTCAGTAACTGATTAACATTGCCTTCCTCAGCTAAGTAAACTGTCATTCTTCTTTTATCACAACAATTATGCTTAGCATAAGCATCTACTCTTTTCCACTGAAGATAGTTTTCAGGAATATCTGCAGATGTTAAAACTTGTTCATCTGATAAAGTAAGTGATGTATCTGTAAGTAATACTTGAAGGTCATCTTTTCTTCTTGTTGAACCTTCATCACCTTCTTTAACTACATTAATACCATGAAGCTGTCTACGGGCCCATTCTACTTGAGCCTTATTAAATGCTTCAACTACTTGCCAACATTCAATATTATCATAGTCTTGGCTATCTAATTTGTTTAGACGCTGCTTTAACTTTATGACAAGTGTACTGTTTAACATAATTATTTCTTTTTCATTTTACCTAAAGTAAGAGCAAGTCTAGCTCTTTGAGCAGTCTTACCCTTACCTTTAGCTTTTTCTCTAAGCCAAGTCTTTTTAATAGTACCATCTTTCTTTACGGCACCTGCACGTTTAGCAGTTGCAGTTAAAGCTCCTGGTTTCTTAATAGCTTTGCTTATCCATTTTTTAGTAGCCATATTAACGACCTTTTTTAGAAGACTTACCTCTTAAAGATTTAGCATTCATTACTTTACCGCCATACTTCATTGTAGTAGTACGTGCATTATATCCAGGCATACCTACAATAGTAGATCCTCCCATTTTATATTTCATTCCGGCTTTTTTCATATTGTTTGGCATAGCTCTTATTTTTATTTGTTAGTATTCCCAGTATATGAAGATTAATTCATCATCTTCTATCCCTTCTTCCATTTAGTAGATTTAGATTTAGTTTTACTTGGTGACCATTTTACTTTATCAGCCCAATAAGCAGCACTCATTTTACCTTTCTTAATGTTCTTAGCATGTCTGCTTTTAAAGGCTTTGCGTTGACCTACTGTCTGATTAGTTTTAACACCTTGTTGTCCAAAACGTATTAATTTAGTTTTGTCACCTTCTTTAGCAACAACTACATGAGATTTAGTAGGATGACTGGGAGTACGTTTAGGTTTATTATAACCTGATACTCCAGCTCTTGTTAATTTACTATCTTTCTTTTTTGCAGTCATTATTTCTTTTTTGTTCTACGTCTAGTAGTTTTCTTAGCTCCTGTTCTATTTTTACCTTTATGTAAACCGTGAGAAGCATGCTGTTTACCAGCTTGTGTAGCTGCTCTTTTTTTTGCATTTGCTGTTGCTAACTTTTTCCTACCTGATTTAGTACTTTTTAGTTTAGCTATTGTCTTACTTGGAGCATATACTTCTCCTGTTTCAGAAGATTTCTTTCCTGAAGGAGTTCTCCATTTTTGTTTAGTCCATCTGTCTAAACTTTTTTGTGACGCAGCTTTTGCCATTTACTTCTTAGTTTTATAACCACCACCAGAAGCCTTATACTTTTTAGCAAGCATTTGTGCTTTTCGTGCTGACCATTGTCCAGGTTTGCCACCTTTAGAACCTGCTTTTATTTCGTTGAACAATCTCTTCCGCAAACCAGGCTTGGTATAATTACCAGCCTGATTTACTTTAGATTTTGTTTTCTTAACAGCCATTACTTACGTAAAGATTTTCCAGAGATTATTTTATCTCCTGATGAAGTGTAACCACCACACATCATCTTGTTTAAAGATCCTCCCATTTTCATCATAGGTTTGGAACCTCCATACATCATTTTACCTTTACCGTCTGCAGCATAAAAAGGAACCATTTTACCATCCTTTTTTACCATTTTTAATTTTGCCATAATAATAAGTTTTATTCATTCCAGTGGCCTTCAATCTTATTAGTCAAGTCTCCTAAAATATCCTCATGCAGTGGATTCTTAAGGAATTCAACCACATCTGAAGTATTTCTACCCATCATTGAGCCAGAAGATGCATGATAAATATAACCATCGGGCTTATTAATAATATACTTAAAAAATATGGAATCTTTAACAATTGCTTTAATTTTTAATGTTTCCATACTAGCTTTACAAGCTTCTAAGAATCCTTTAGCTGCGCGCTCTTTATTACCTTCAGTTCCCTCACCATTAATGTGAGCATCCATACTGTCATATAGAACATCTAGAGGTGTGTGCTTTTTATATTGTACACTAGCTACATCTACAGCTTTTGCTACGTAGAATAGTTTAGTGCTGCTCTTATCATAAAGTTTTTGTAACTCTGCAAGTGCTTTGTTACGCAGCTTTTTGTATTCTGTTCTAGCACCGGCTGTTTCTTCAGCTTTGTCTAGATAAAATTTTGGTGGAACAGCTCTAGATCTAGCTTCATCATATGATCTTGATACAATAGAAAATCCTCCTGCCTCAATTGCATAAAGTTTAATTCTATCAAAAGGATCTGTTGGATCTAAAAATACTGGCTCATTTCCACAAGATAATGAGATTCTATTCCAGAATTCTGCATTATCAGGCTTTAATAGTTTTACCTTATTCCAGAAATCAGGATCTTCTAAATCTGTAATTACATTAGAAGCCAATTCTTTTTCTAGCTCAGCTACTGCTTCTCTAATGTGTTTAATTTTAGATTCTTGTTCTTCTTTAGGAAGTTTCTTAATCTCTGGTGAAAATTCATTTAGACCAGTTAGGTAATAGATTACTCCATTCTTTTCAATACATGCTAACTGCTCATGATGTTTAACTCCGTCAAATAGTGAGAGACCATATGTCTCAAGACCCATGTTTGATACTGAAGCATCAAAGTAAGGTTTAATTGCAACCGGAGAAGTTTTTGTACTTTTTGTTTCTACAACTGTTAAATTTTTCATTTTTGTTGGTTTTGATTATTGGTTAAAAAAAGAAGAGGAGGGACTTAGCCCTCCCCTCTTTATTATTCTTATTAGAATGATCCTCCTGTAATAGGGTTTCTCATTACAATTTTCAGAACTTTAGTTGGGTCTTTTACCCAAATAGCTGGCATTGTCTGAGACATCATTACACGGTATCCATTAAACTGTCCAGAAGAAGCAAATCCTTGTGAACGTCCCATGTAATCCATAGTACCATTCTGATACCACCACTTAAGTTGATTATCCCAAGATAGTTTCAACAAGTAGATGTTATCATTAGTATTATCAGTGATGTCAAAGATAATGAATGAATAAGATGATAATGGGAATCCATCAATGATTGGGTTCTCAATATCATTTGTATGAACATTGTCAAATGCTGGGTTCAATACAAACTTAACATTAGCCAAGAATGGAATAACGTAAGATGTGTAAGCAAATCCAAAGTTCAAGTCCATTCCTTTACCAGTGATAGCGCCAATGTCAGCAGCCTGAACTACAAGACCTGAAGCAACTGCCTCACGCTTGATAGCTTCATTTACCATACGCATACCACCCATACCAGTTTGAACAACTAGTGAACGCTGTGGATCTGGACCTTGGAATTCAACTTTACCATTGAAGAAGTTGTAGATTTCTCCACGGAACAAGTCAAGGTTAAAGTTGTTTTTGTTGTATACTCTCTTGAATGAGTTATCCAACTGTTTCCAAAGACCTACAGACAATCTTACATCATCTGGACCATCCTGACGTACTCTACCACCATGACCCCACATAAGGTAAGTCTCAATGTCAGTAGCAATTTTTGTCAAGTGAGCAGCTTCTAGGTTTGTAAGGAATGTACGGGAAAGATCACCATTGTCAAATGCTTTTTTGACTTTGTCTTTACCCATAACTTTTACCATATCCTCTAGTGAAGATACAGAAGGGTTCATCATATTTTGGTCATGAGTTCTCCAGATTTCAGTTACAGGAACTGTACCATCTGCGTTCATACCACCTTTGATCATAAGATCTGCACGGCTAGAGATGCTATAGTGAACGTGAGCTTCTGCACCACCTACATAGTTGTAGAATTCACGGAATCCTGTATTTGTAGTGATATCTGAGAAACGCTCTCCATACTCTCCACGTGCTGAACCTTTACGGAACAACTTAGTACCATTAGCAAGAAACTTGCTTTCTAGATACTTGTAGTTATCATTGTTAACAAGTTGTACAGTATAGATGAAACCATCTCCTACAGGAAGAATGTCATCCTGAGTAATGTACATCTCAACACCATTATACTTATCATAAGTAATGATGTCTCCGTGACCAAACTCACGCTTGTTAATTTTGATTTTGAAAGTAGTACCATCTACTCCCTTATACACGTTATTAGGTTCAATGTCTTCTAGGATATAAGGAAGATCTACAGATACTGGAGTCTGCCACTTATATTCACCACGAGCATTGTCAACCATGATAACATTTTTCCCACCAAAGCTAGACATTTGATAAAGAGGCATTTCAACCTTTTGAGACATAGCCCAAAGATCTACAGGACCCAAATCCATTGGATCAGCATCTTTCAACATGTTTTGCAAGTGGTAAGAATCTACGTGTGAGCTTGCATTGTAAGCTGTATCCCGTAGAAAGATACCATTGTTTAAAACTGGAGTTGCCATTTGTTATTTGTTATTTATTTATTTACTTGTGTTAATTAAAACCTCTTAAATATGTTTCCTTTATTACGGGAAACAGTTCTTTTTTGTGTTGTTCTTCTTGCATTTTGTACAGCTTCTTCTTGAGGAGCAGATGAAGAAATTTTTCTTTGCTGCTCTGTCTTCAAGCTTCTTACTGTCTTAGCTACTTGTTCTTTAGCTCCTGTACTTTGGATTTTACTCTTGTAACCATCCGGGTCAGATAATAACCAAAGCGCTTCTGCAATCAGATCATGTCTTGGTTCAACAAACTGATACTTTTCAAGCAAGTGTCCTAGTAAGTTTGTTGGCTTACCTGACATGCTAGGATAAGCTGGTTGAACTAAACCTGAGTAAAGCATGTTCTGAGTTTTTCTATCAAGTTTTACACCAGATAACTCACCTGCAGAAAGTGTATTATATACATTATCCGTATATGCTTTTGCTGCTTGTTCTTGTTGTTGCTTTCTGTGTTCTTGCTCAGCAAGCTGTCGTGCAATAATAGATTCTTGCATTTTATCCAACTTAGGCTTGAACTGATTAGCTTTTTGCTCAAGTTTACCAAGATCTGCCCAATCTTCAATTTCTGCTTCTATTTCTTCTACAGTACCAAAGTTAGTTGCTCTTAAATATTGTCTTGCAATTTCTGCTTGATCTTGTTCATTTGCAGGATCAAGTTCAACTACTTCTTCTACAGAAGCTAAAGTTCTAAATAAATTTTTCAGATCTTGTCCTCCGTCAGCAACATACTTTGCAGCAATTTGCAGCTCTTGAGGTAGTGATTGAAAAAATTCTTGTGGTACTGATTCTCTTACTTTACTTTCTCTTTCTTGAAAGTTTGCTTCAAAGAGTTCTCTAAAATCAGCAGCTGTATAATCCTCTAATGGTTTGTCATCATCAAAAGGCATTAGTGTACCTTCTTCAATCATCTTGGTTGCTAAATCCATTAGACCACTTTTATCTAATCTTGGTCTACCTACATTAGAAGCTTCCTCTTCTTCTGTAATCATTTGATCTAGCTCAGCAATTGCTTCATTAACCTCCTCAATATTAGGAGCTGTTTCTTCTGCATTTACTGTTTGCTCAGGTTCTTCAGTTTTGTCAAGGAACGAAGTGTCTACAATGTTGTCATTTTTAAACATTGAGTTTTCTTTAGTTTCTTCTTCTTGTTCTGGCAACATTACATTATCCGCACCAGAAAGACTAAAGAGCTCATCAATATTTACATCTACCTGCTCTACCGTTGTAGAGTCTTGTATCTCTTTATCACTCATTTTATGTTGGTTTTGTTAATTACTTAGTTTAATATAAGAATAATTATATGAATAAACTTCAAAAATTTAAATTGAATAAGTTAATTTTCAGCACTATATGGCTAACTATTCATCTCCTTTTTTGCCCACATCATATTTATTCTTGTTTTCTCTAGCAATTTGAAGCTGTTTATCTGCTATTTCTTTCTGAGCTTGTATCTTTTCTCTCTCAATTTGATTCTTTTGAGATTGCATACTCATCTTATTAGCTTCCTTTTGTCTATTTAAACTAGTTTGTTCTTGATATTGTTCTGTTTGACGGATCTCTTTCATAGCATCCTGGTAGTCAGATTGCTGATTTTCATTTAGATCCATCATAGAACCATAACCTGCAGCTCTGATTTCTGCAATAAGGATATCTTTTTGTCTATCTTTTTCTTTCTCAGCAGCTTCACTGTCTCTCTTAAGCTTTTCTTCTTCAGCTTTAGCTTGGATCATCTGCTCTTGCATTTGCTGTTGCTGTTGCATTTCAGCTTGTTTTTGCTGCTGAATCTTTTCTTCAGACACCTTAAGAGTTTGATTAAGGTCAGCAATTGAGTCAGATTGAATAATCTTACCTAAGTCATATATAGTAGCTCCGGTAGTATTATTATTAAGTGCTAATGATTTAAGCTGTTCTAAGATAGCTCTGTTATTAGCTGTAGTTGTAGCAAATATATTTAAGTCTCTGAGTAATAAATCAGTACCATTAATCTCAAAGTTTACTTTTTCATCTGCTGTAGTTACATACGTTAAACGCGCACTTGGTTTAGTACTATGGTAATACTGTGCTAGATCTGTACGCATTTGGTGTACTCTTGGCATAAGATAATCACAGTGCTGTATAAAGTACGTTTCTGTTTGTGCATAAGAAGCATTTACTGCTTGCTCAACTCCTGTAGCTGTTTGTTGAGAAAGCTGTTGTCCCATTCTTTGTGGGTTCACACCAATTACTTCATAAGCTTGCTGTTTAAAATAATTAGCAAGTTGTATTCTAGACATTAAACGGTTTGTTTGTTCTAGGTCTAGTTTTTGAAAATGTTGGAAGTTTAATGCATTCTCTGTATTTGTGATAGATGTATCAAGAGGAAGCATTTGGAAATCCTTCATTGCAACATATGCTTTTGCCAAATTGCCCTTACCCCAGTCTTCTCCTAAAGAATGACGAGGTAAGGTATTTTGGTCTAATAGAATAACTGTGCCGAGTTCATCTACTAATATATCTGCAATTTGATTATTTACAATGTTATATCCTATTTGGAAAGGCTTCATAAGATCTACCAAAGCTGTAGACTTAGTATTTCTATCTGAGAATATAGATCCTTCTACAGGAAGCTTACAGCCATACAAAGAGTTGTCCCCTTTAAATTGGAACTTAAGAGGTCCTATGTGGTTCTTGTCTATACCAAGATATATAGGAGAGAATCCTCCAGGATTATTCATTCCCCAGAATGATGGTACATTAGGTCCTATTTTTAAACCACCCCATACTTCATTAATCCAAATCCAATCTATGTGTTCTCCATAGACTAAGTTTTCTGAAGTTCTGTTCTTAAACAGTCTAGTGTCATAAATAGGCTTGTCTGTAACTTTGTAATCTTCTGTTACTATTTCTGTAATTACTTCACCATTTTCAGCAATCTTTGTTAGATGCCCTACTTTACGTTGAGACTTCCAATATGCTGTTGTTACACGTAAGAGATATGCAGTACCTGTATCTGAGTAATCTTCATTCTGAGCTAAGATATCTGTAACTACATCTCCTCCTTCTAATACAGACCCTGACATCATAGATGTATATTGTCTGTATGCTAGTGATGGACTGTTAGTATTCCACTCATGTGATTTAGTAGCATCATAGAATGAACCATCATTCTGCAAACCACCAATATTATATCCTGCTGATCTAATAGGATAAATTGCTTCTAGAGCCTCTAGTTGCTCTTCAGTCATTAAGTAACCATACTTATCAATAACATCTGCTACTGTAAGCATATCTGTTTTACCAATCCAGTTACCTTGTGAAGTATATCTAGCATCTGGTGATTTATGATAGAATGTAAGAGCTGGATTCCAAAGTTCTACTTCATAGTCATCCTCCATCATGCGGAAATGCCAAAACTCTCTATCTGTAATAAGCATATCTCTGAAAGCTCTTTCTTCTAGTTCTTCTAGTCTGAATCTTTCAGTATCTACTTTATGTTGGTGTGAAGCCCATTGCTCCACCATTGATCTATAATCTTTTTTATAGAACTGTTCTATTTGAGGAAGAGTCTTAAGATTATCAGGACTCATTTGTTGTTGAGCCTCCGGAGAATTAGGATCTAATCCTTGCTCAAGAAGAGCTGCCATTATTTTTATTTGAGCATCTGCAAGTAAAACTTCTTCTACATCAGCTCTTTTTTGCTCAAGCATCTCATTGTAAGAGAATTCATCAACAGCTCTATAAGTTAATCTAGTTGATCTCTTAGCAAATTCAGCAGTAAGTACATTGATAACATTTGGTACAATTGGATAGAACTTTAATTCTAAGGCTGACTCATCTTCTTTTGTTAAAGTTTCTATAATGTCTCTGTACTCATTATCATCTTCAATAATATAATCTGTCTTGTCAATGATTCCTTTTGCAAGCTTATAGTTTTTCATAAACCTGCGGGAGTTTCTTTTAAGTTGTTTTAAACCATTCCACTCCAACCAATCCAAGTTCCATGCTGCCCACTCATCATCTTTATCTTTCTTAGGTATAAACTGCAGAGGCTGAGTTATAGAACCCATTCTGTTTTGTTTAACCTTAGCTCCGTTTTTGAGCTGCATTGCATTATATACCTGCATATTACTTTAAATTTTTAAATGGAGAACGTTTAAACTTTTTTCCATTAACAGTTCTACCCCTTCCTAAATTACGAAAAGGGTTATGAGATAATTTATATAAATTTTCTGACTTTTGCAACTTTTTAGCACTGTCATCCATGATATGTTTTTTCTTATAACCTCTATTGGAACTCTGTATTCTAACAAAAGCAACAAGTGCTGCAAAGGATACTAAACGGTCAACATTGACTCCTTCTGCATATTCTCTCATTTCTATGAGAAGCATAGGGTCAGGAATTCTTTCAATACCGTATACTGTTTTTACTATTGTACCATCAGGTTTAGTTACTTGATCTATCTCTTCTTTAGTATATTCAATAGCATAAGATAGAAGATGGTCTTTAAATAATCTACCTGTGTTTTTCCAACCATATTCTTGGAATACATTGGTATTTGACTTAAGATCCTTTAAGAACATTATCTGATCTTTTGGTACTAGATATTTTTGTTTCTTTCTAGAAATCATATACTGTATGAAGAGAGATATGTTATTTTCTATGACTGTCCAGGCATTATACCATTCTATAATCATTTCTAGTCTCTGATGTGTTTTAGTTATATCATCAAATCTTCCACACCAAGCTGCTACAATCCTATCTCTTTCAATATAATTTTCTGTCTCTGTACCATTTGTCTTTGTAACTTCAACAGGTGCTTTTATTACATATATAGAACATAATGATTCTGAGGTAGTTGTTTTACCTTCTGAAACAGGGTCAATAGATGCATAATACATTCCAAACTCTGGATCCTTAACAGGTCTTTCCCAAACAACTATAGAACCTGTTTTATCTTCTTGCTTTTTATTTACAGGAAAATCTGATATAGGTAGTTTATTTGTTTCTCTACCTATTACTTTACCATTCTCATTTCTTTGCAAGTCTATGAATTCATATCCATAGTCTTTCTCTGCAATTCTTCTTTCTTGAGCTGCTATCAAGTGTGTAGGAAATACAGACACTGATCTATGATCAAAAGCTTCCTTAATATTTCTTGGATGCTGTGAAATCCTTAGCTGATAGTCTTCAGGAGATAATTCTTTTTTCCATTTACTAAATTGCTCTTCTAAAGCTTTTAATGCTTCTTCTACTTGAGAGTTACCATACTCATCAATATATGGAGGCATTGACCATTGTTCAGGAATAAAAAGACCTGATATGCCTATAGTACCTTTATTATCTAAAAGATTTGTTTCTACTGGAAAGATATCTTTTGCTAAAGGATTAAGTATCATATCTTTCAAAGGAAGACACTGTGATAAATCCCCTACTGAACCTGCAGCTATAAAAACCCCTGTAGTAACTAAACCAGATCTCATTGCAGGACGCATATACTCATATGTCTGATCCATCTTTGGTGCAATACCAGCCTCCTCATGGAAAAAGTATTTAACAGGACCCCCTACACCATTTGTAGGATCTTTCTCAAATGACATACCTTGTATAGTACCTTTAAGACCTACTTCAGTTTTTCTACCACCTTTTCTAACTTCAATCTTCTGCTGCCACATTAAAACCTTTTGAGGGTTCATTGGTCTATACCAAGCAGTATGTTCATTAAGAAAGGCACCATACTCATCTAAGAATTTCCAAGAACCTTTCTCATTTATATAGTCTTTTAAACTAGCTCCAAGCTTTAAAGTAACTCCGGGCTCAAACCATTGCTGATTGATAAGCTTTGCTATGTGAAAATAAGAAGAAGCAATCTGTCTTTTCTTTAATATTGCTACATGCTTGTAATTCAACTCAGCTAAAAACTCATACAGTGCCATGTGATACTGAGCATCCCTGATATCAGCAAATCCAAACTTCTGTATTTCTTTGTTAAAGATTGGTAAGAAGTTTAACCACATGTAATACTCACGGGTTAGAAACCATACCTTACTACCTTTCTTGTAAAGTACACCTTTCCTGCATTTTTGTTTTTGATCATCCCAATAGTTAATATAATCTTTAGACCTAAGAGGATGCTCACAATAGTAACCCAGATCATTAAATTTTTTAGCTTGAGATATAAACTCTTCTGTTGTTTCATCAAATTCATATTGACCAGGTTCTTTAAAATAGTTAGTTAAATATTCAGCAAACTCCTCTCTTGTTTCAAAAGAAGTTTCTGTCCAGACACCATTGTCCCAAGTAGGTATGTTTTGCCAAATGTCACTCATTATTGATCATACGCTAATCCTTGACCACCTCTTACTTTGCTTTGCTGCTCTTCTTGCAAATCTTTATAAGCACCTTTAAATGACTTTCTGATACTATCAAAATCTTTTACCATGGCTCTTACTTGGTTTATGTTACCGTCTTTACCATCAGTAATTTGCACAGTAGACATGTACTTAGCTATTTTATCCAAAGCTTTCTTGATTCCTTCATAAGCTCTAGATGTAGGTGTCTCATACATTCTTCTACAAAAAGCTAATGCTGTAAAGATATCATCATCTTCCACACTGAACTCTGCCTGTATCTCTCTTAGTATAATATCTTCCTTGTCTATTTCAGGTGTGTGAAAAAACGGATTACTGTCAGGATCAGGACATGTCATATAGAACAAATACTTATAAATACTTAAGTAGTCTTCCGGATAATTATCCATAATATCTTTTAAAGACTTTAAAGTATAGCAATGCTCTGTAGGAACTATTGCACCATTTTGTATATCAAAAAGTTTAATTATCATTTTTTCTTAAGTTTATCTTTATTATCTCGCAACCAACTGATTATATTAATAACTTCATCTTTTAGATAAGGTACCGCAATTGGTATAACTTCTTTTACTACAGGATCTCCATTCTCATTATATTTAGTTATTGGATATCCATATTCATTCTTAGCTTCTTCTTCAAACTTTACATGATGGATAAACATTTTACCTGGTTCTAACTTAGGATTATGTTTTATCATCATATACATATAAATACT